TCCGTAGAAAGGACGAAAAAACTCCACCCCAAAGTCTACTCTAAAAGTGACTTTTTCTCCTGATGGGGCGACTGCGTGGTGTACTAAGTCTACACCTGGTTTGACTTTATTGATGTATTTCCTAAAATCCTGAGAATCTAATATAGGTAAGGTCTCAATAAAATTTCTAATATTCATTTGATCCTTATTACCCTTAACACTCTTGATCAGTTTTTCTAATCTTTTTGTAATAATAGGTGGTGCACCAAGACCGTTCCAACTTTTAGTTATATCTTCTAATTCTTGTTCGTCTTTTGGTGTAAGAAATTTAAATGTGATATCCACTTTAGATTTTTCCATAAAATATGGATATTCACCGTTTTCATCTTCCTTTAAGTCGAATTCTTTATATGTAAGTTCACTTAAATCAACTGTATGTTCAAATGTCTCTTCTGTTTTAGGGTCTTTTAACTCTAATTTTAATTCAGGTCCAAATGCGGTGTTACGTAAGAAAATTAGGATTGCCTCTTTATCTTCTCTTGTTAAATCTTCAACAGGTACATCTTTAGTTAAAACTTTTCTTTTTAAAAGTTCTGTAACAATGTCTCCATTTGCTGCTAAGTTTGGTGAGGATAAGACATTCTCATCCGCCGCAGTTAGGTATGCTACCTTTAATGCCTTCACACCATTTGGATAGTATATACCTCTACTTGGTAATTCAACAACATCGTATTGAATTGTTGGGTCTATTCTATATTCGTTTTCCATACTGTTTAAATGTAACTATTAAATAGTGTAAAGTAAAGTTTAAATGAAATAAAAAAGGGGACCCTTATAAAAGATCCCCTTGAAATATATCGACAGATTATTTTTTTAGTATACTTGGATACATCTATCCATTCTTAATGTACAATCAATTGTTGCCAATGCATCATTGTTGTAATCAAGTTCGTTGAAGTTTAAGTCAGTCATGAATGAACCTTGTAAAATCCATTTTTCAACCACAACACCTGTTGGGTCTAACATTTCTAATTCAATATCTTTTTTATACCCTGCAGCATAACCCATTCTTCCTGTTACTGATTCTGCGTGTAATCTAAACCATTCCATTAACGCTTGAGACGCTGATGGTCCAATTGGATCTTTAAATTTAACTCTTAGTTCATTCCATACGAATCTACCTGCAACGTAAGTTGAAGTATTTAAGAAAGGAATCTCTACTGAGTTGATTTTTGCACTCGGTCTTGCTGCCGATGTTACATACCATTCGTTGATACCCAATGATGATGGGAACCTAACGATAAATCGGTTAACTCTTTTCGGTTCGTAAGGAACCGGCATTTTCATTAATAAATCTGCCATGTCTGTATTTTTGTTATATTTGTTATTCTATTATTATAAATATATCTCTTCACGAAATATTTTTCTTTTTTATTTGAGAACTACTTGACATTGTCAATTAATTTCCGTATTTTTTTATTACCCAGTAATTACTAGTATGAAATATAGGATATAAAGTATATAATATATTAAATCTAGTATATATTAAACCAGTATATACTGGGGTCATCTCAATTTTTACTTTTGGATAGGGGAGAGTCGTTAGACCCTCCCTTTTCCTTTTTTATTCTATTAGATATTCTCAAATGATGCTCCTGTTGGAGTAATTAAGAATTCTACATCAATGAATTCAAGAGATCTAGTTGGTTTAACATAAATCTTACCTCTTAGTGTGTTTGCATCTATATCTTCTGGATCGTTAGACACAACTACTCTAAATTCGTATAAACCTCTTTCTTTCTTAATAGATTCTAATATTGGATTAACCAATCTTAAAAATTCATTTCTTACTTGTTCGTCATTTTGTTCAAATAACAATCTAACCGCTACTGCTGAAATTAATTTTCTCGCTCTTAATAATAATCTTCTTACGTTGATTCTATCAAGTGCGGACTCTCTAACTTGTAATGTTTTATTACCCCAAATTATTGTTCCCGTATCTGAGAATGTCGCAATTGGGTTAATTCTTGCATTATATAAGTCATCTCTGTTATCTAACGTCAACTTCTTCTTCGCTTTGATTGCGTTTACTAAACCTCTTTGGTATCCCGCTACTGCGAACCAAGGATAAGAAACGTTATCAGTCAATGCAATATTCTTAACAACCTCACCTGTTGGTGGAATGTATAATTGAGTTGCATTGTCCCCATCTCTTACTTGTATCCAAGGCCAATATGTTGCCGTGTAGTTAGTATCCAAATCAACCTCATCCAATTGGTCAACTATTTCGTCAACATCTGAAGTATTAGGTGAGTTAGCGATATATAATGAATCCGCTCTATCACCTTCTATCATATCAATTGCTTGATTAGTTAATGAACTATGGTTATAGAAATCTATACCTGGTGTTGCAAATATGTTAATATCAACCGCTTCAGGATTAGAGAATGTTTCAATTCCCGCTAAATATGAATAGTAATCTGAGTTTCCAACAGTATCACTAAATACACCCTGATTAGATGTGTGTCCACTTACATAAGTGTTTTTACCAAAGATATAACCATCTCCATTTGTTCTTGTTCCTCTATAGATATCCCAACCATCAAAACCACCACAAACTGTAAATGTGAATTTTCTGTATGATTTAGTTTCTAATAGACCCTTATTGTTTCCTTCTAAATCGTATGGTGTAGTTTTAAAACCTGATATACCAGACGCTTGACTTGAAAGGTGGAAACCATGTGAGGTTGAACTCGCAGCGTTCCCTTTATATTCAAATAAATCTCTATCAAAACCAATTTGAGATGATAAACCTAAAGTAACTTTTCTGATTTTGTCTCCGTTAGTTTTTTGTTCTGTACCTTGTGAGTTATAAGAAACAACGTCACCCGCCACATTATATTTTGTTTTGAATAATACGTTACCAACTTTAGACGTACCTAAGAAATCTGATGTGAATCCTTTAAATCCTGCAGGAAATGCATCTACAGGTGCGTCTTCAGCCATGTTCAACATTATATATTTTGAACGTAACTCATACTCACCATCTGAAGTACCTATTTTTTTAGCAATGTATCCAGGTAGATCAGGGTTCATTGTACATCTCGAGAATTTTTCAAGTACTGAAACATTATTATCAGTATCATTAAAGTCTCTAATTATCATATCGAACTCACCTGAATCAAGGTCAATGTTTTGAACTTGTATTTTTAATTGTGTGTTTGCGGCATCTCCATCTGAAATACTAATTACACTAAATAAGTCAGAAACAATACCACCTCTCACTTCAGATACAACTGTTGGTGATGCTGGTGTCTCCCACTGATTTAAGTAATCATTACCTACGTTATGTGAAATATATTCAACATCTAAACCTCTAACAAGTCCTTGTCCATAAAGTGCCGATAATAATTTTGGATACTCTTCAAAAACATAAAGAGGTACCTCATTTTTCTTCTTATCAAAATTAGTATTACCTAATACTTTAGACAAAACATAAAGAGGTACCTCATTTTTCTTCTTATCAAAATTAGTATTACCTAATACTTTAGACACATACTTAGTAGATGATGTATTCAACGTACATGTAAATGATTTAGCCCCACTTGTAGAACCCGTAACACTAAGTGTAAATTCTGATAGTGGATCGGTTCCCAAAGTAGATGATGTAATATCTACATCAGTTGATAAACCTAATTCAAGGTTCAATGTTTGACCTTGGTAAGACCCTCTTGATCTCAATGATAATACAACTATATTGTCATAATCGGTATTTACACTCGCATTATATTTATATCGAGTAATAATAAACCCATTCGCCGTTGAATCGAATACGAAAAGATAAGAATAAACCCCATCTATATCTCCAAGACCGTTTTCTGAGAAGTACGTATTGTACCAATTATTATTATTATTTTCACCTATTGGTCCCGCTATCTGTTTTGATGAATCTAAAGATACTGTCTCTGATTCATCGACTAAACCAATAGTAAACCATGATCCATCAACCGCTGAAGTAAGACTATTAATATAGTCAGGTACAGAACTACCCTCATTCGATAGTTTTCCTGAAAGATCCGCTATATGTGAATATAAGGAGATATCTGTTGCACTTCCTGAAAGTGTTTCTACCTCACTTGTAGGTGCAACTGTATAATCTATTGATACCCCACCTAATGTTTTAATTGCGTATGTTATTTTTGGTACGTAACCCGTCAAACCTAAAACTCTTGTTACAAATAATTGGTTAGATTCTTGAAGGTATGATTTTGCGACATAACCCAATTCATATTTTGGGTTACCATCCGAAAATTTAGTTGGTGAAGTAGGTCCGAAATATGTTTTGAATTCGTCAAAATTTCTTATTAGAATTGGTTCAAATGCAGGTCCTTTTAGTGCCTCACCTGATAACCCTAATGTGGTCACACCCACACTTTGTGCTACGAACGTTAAATCCTTTTCTGAGGTATATACACCTGGAGAAACGAATACTCTGTTTGAATTTGCCATCGATTAACTTTAATTATAAATTTTTATTGTTTACTATAAATATCTTAGTTTTTAGTAAAGAGTACCCAAGTTTTTTATTTTGGGATATTTAAAGATATTTTTTTATCTATATTTATCTTTATGAGCGATAAAACCCCGAAAAACATTAAAATAAGTCAAAAACACCACGATATCTTGAAAAAGTATTGTGATGATAATGGTTTTAAAATTTATAAAGTTGTGGAAAAGTGGATAGAAACCAATTGTGTGGACCGAAAAAGAGGTTTATATGGTGAATAGGTTTCTGCCAATTAAAATTCAACTGGGCTGCGTAGAACAGTGTATAATATAGGTTTATTAGAATAAATAAGTAATACCTATTCTTGAACCAATTCGAGGGGCTCCGTTTAGTGTTACTTCAGTACCACCCGTAATATCGAAATCACTACCTTCTTCTAATAATAGACCGTTTAAATCTAAACTAATAACACTATCTATATTGTTTACCGTAGTAAATGAAAGTCCACCTCCTGAGTAGTCAAAATATTCTGTAGAAACCTGTCTTACGTTTCCTTCACCATCAACAAAAACACTCGATCTACCTTTATAATAGGTAATGGTTACTTTAGCACCTTCTCGTGGTGGTTCTACAAAACTTATTTTAGATGTTAAGGAAACATGGTTAAATTCTACACCTCTTTCTTGTAATAAACCGTTAATAGTTGAATTAAAAAGAATACCGATAGTTTCACCCACACTAAAAATTGTTTGTACCCCATCAGCGGTAAAATTAGCAACGGTAATTTCTAAATTTTTAGTAAGATACTTCTTCTCAAAATTATTACTCTTAATAAATTCGTTCATTAAAAATAATCTACTAACTGCGGGTTTCACTTCAAATTCCTCATCGTCTATAATAAAACCTAATAAAGTGAATTTATAATTTTGAACGTAGAATCTTCTTGACTCCAAATCCACGGGTGTGTTATCTTCAATACTATCTAAAACTATTGGGACATAATGTCCTTTAACAGTGGTATACGCTTGTCTTGAAGTAAACTTTTGTAGAATTATTTGATTAAATTTATTTAAATCTCTGAATCTTGTACAAACAATGGTAATTTCATAACTTATATCAATAGGTACGGGTTGTGGTATTTTATAAATGTCCGCACCGACCTGAGTTCCATTCCAAGTTGGTACCGTAGCGTAATGAAATTGTTGTCTATCGGGTATGGTCCTTTGTAAACTTGGATTAGTTCCTAACTGAACGTCGGGTTTTCTTATTACACTAATAAAAGGTAACGATGGGTTACCATCTAAATTAGCAAAGTCCCATGTGTTAGTGAACTCACCCCAACGTTGTGTAGTTAATATTTTAGGTATAATTGGTATTTGTGAACCATTAGAAACAACGATAAAGTTCTTCTTAACAAAATCTAACATACCCAAATCTAAATCGTCGTGAAGTACCGAGTCAGGAAGAAACGAATCACCTTCAGTGATCTTATCTAATAATTCCTGTCGTCTACCCGTTAATTCGTTTCCTTGGTAAACTTTTATGTTATTTTTTCTTTTAGGTATCGCCATTATATTCCTCTAAATTCCGACTCTTCTGCCGGTACACAAGTTATTGTTCTGTAATGTGGTTTAAAACCAAACATATTATGTTTATTGTCTGAAGTAACTTTACCGTCATTTGCGACCGTATAATATCTAATCTTATCTTCAGTCTCAGGATATGCAATAAAATCACCGTATTTTATGTCAACCCCCAAATCTCGTAAATGACTTATATAAACAGATACGGTCATATTACCAGGTTCTATGTAACGAACTAAACCAGATTTATAAGAACTATTTTTAGGTGGTTCTATTTTAACTAACGCGTTAAACTCAATAGGTGGAAAGAACTTGATTTGATCTTTCCCTACCTCAGCATATACAGCATCAGTATCTGTACTCTCAGTATCAACACGATAGAGTACCAATTTCATATTTAAATCCCCATGAAGATATTCTTGACCTATTTGAACGTTAAAGTCAAAGTCTTCTTCAGAGAAGAATTTACTCATTCTTTTAATTGGTAATTTTTTACTCATATAGATAAATAGTTTAAAAACTGATTTGAATTCCTTATATTTAGTTTATAGATGGGAAAGTTATTACCCGAAATACAAGCGAGGGAGATTGTAACAGGATATACAGGTTATAATAACCATATATTGGAC